ACCCAAAGACCCATAAACCATAGCACCAATCATACTATCACCATCCATCAACTTAAAGCAATATGAAATGTGCAATCCATTCATATTTTTTGAATAGTGATGAGTTTCCACAAAGTTTACAATCTCACTTCGTGGACATAATTCTACTATGTAGTTGGTTACACTCATTAATTTGTTCGCTCGTAGAATTCATCGTGCAGCATTTCATTGATTTTTTCAATGGTATACGCATTTTGTAAAACCGAATCTAACACATCATATGCGTCATCCTCTGAAATATCACCAAATTGATGGACATCATCGGTGTGCCAGAGATTATCTACATAGTAACCATTCTCCTTTAATACTTGTTTTGCTTGTTCAATAGTCATAATACAAATATACTAAATTAATTTTAATTATCCAAATCAAAATCCAAAAAATTGCGATGCTTTTAGAAGATTGGGATTTGGTTTGTCCCAATTCATTGCGTCATAGAAGTCGGTGATTTTGTTCTCCAACTCCTTTTCCCAAATCAAGTCCACATCAATGTATTGTTGAATAAACTGATTGATTTGTGGGGGGTCGTTATGACCTGTGAATGCGGTAGCTTCCAATCCAAGTGGATTCTTTTTTAAGTAAACCCACTTAATCTTATCACCATCTTTCATAGGTTCATATTTGTAAGGAGCGTTATAATGTTTCAACAACCTATTATAGGTTATAGCAGCTTTAACGTGCGCTGGGGTTCCTTTCTCAAATTCACCCAATGCGTACTCCTTACGATTCTTTACATACTTGGACATATCCTTCACAGCAGAGTTCTTTGCAATATCCGTAAAGTTTTGGTCTGACATCTCTTCTTTGAATTTGATAAGTTTATCATCAATTATAGATTTATCAACACCTTTTAGAATATCCAACAAAACAGTCTCCATCACCTTCTTAAAGTAGGTTGGGAATGATGACCTACGAACATCCAATCCCTTAACATCCATCTTATCACACGGAACAGTATTGTCGTTGATAATCCATTGTGCGTATCTCTTCTTTGATACCCAAAATCCACCTTTTGCGATGGTTTCTTGTTTGATATCAAATCGGTGAGAGTCCACATTGAATAACTTTTTAGACATCGTGTCGTAGACCTTATTGATGTGGGCTTGAACCTCTTGAGCAACTGATAGAATCGCTGGAACCATTTGTTCATCAGACTCCACATCAATTTGTGGGTTTCTTGCTTTTACAAGTGGAGCTGCCTGATAGAATACGGAGTCGGTATCGGTATACACATTGTAATCATCCTCTTTACCAATGATACTTTTGTAGTATTGGTTAGCAATCATTTCCGTGGTCTTAATTACCGTCTGACCCGTAATCGTGGTAGCTTCTGCGTTATCCACATCATAGAATCGGAATGATGGTAGACCCAATACACCATAAAGGGAGTTCAACATAATCTTTTGAACCAACTGGCGTTGAGAGTAGAACTTGTAAAGTTCATCATTACCCTCCTTACCATATTTCTTCATCAAATCCTTATACTCCACTCGTTTATCAAACCAAACATTCAAGATTTCAGGTATTACACCCACTTTGTCTTGCGTATACAATACACCATTTGAAGATACTGAATAGTTTGACTCCGTAATTAAACTCTGAAACTCCTCACGAGTTAGTGGTGGGAACTCACGACCATTATCATCCACTATTGAGTACGACTCAATCTTGTTCTTCATATAATCTTCCGAAGAGAATGATTTGAGTTTACCAATCTTTGTTTCTGGCGACACATTCAAGGTCATAATAATAGATGGATACAGCGAAGTTAAGTCCAAGTCATATACCCACTTGTAAAGACCGGGTTTGGGTTCTTTTACATATGCACCTGTGAACTTACCCTCACCATCAGACCCATCTTCGTTCTTTTCCGCTCTTCGTGGTTTGTCTGGCGCTACACGATTACTTCTACGCAAGAAAGTTAGAATAGCACCCTCCAACCACTTTGATGAGAATAGGAAATCTTCGTAGAATACGTGCCCTGCGTGACAAATCGCCTGAGCTAATTCAATGAACTGAAGTTTTCTATCCATTTCAACGACCAACTCCACATCCACCAAGTTATACTCAATGAACTTTTCCAAGTCATCTCGGAACAATTGGTCAAGATTACCTTTGTATTCAATCTTACCCCTACCCAATACGATATTAGCAATAGTATCCAATCGGTAGTTAGGGAATTCTTGGTAGGTAAAGTTCTTGTAAAGAGCAAGGTAATCCAAACAACTTACACCCGCGATAATATAACGATTACGATATTTGTTGTATCCAATCTTACCAATAGGAGAAAGTTTACTAGCCATTCTTTCACCCAATACATTCTTTAAACGGTTGTATAGGTAAGTAATATCAAAGTAGTCAATATTCCAACCCGTAACGATTGTTGGGTTAATTTCTTGCCATTTGTTTAGAAACGCTTCAAGTAGGTCAGCTTCAGTTTTGAACGAACGAACTTCTGCTCCTTTGATGGTTTTATCAACATAATTGTCTGATACAACATATACGAAATAGTCGTTGGTGACTGAATCGTGACCTGCGATTGAAGTGATAGCATTACCTGCTTTATCAATGTCCGGCAAACCACTATTCATCTCAACCTCAATATCAAAGGTTAGAATAGTATGACCGGTAGATACCTCATCTGAATCACCATATTGGTCAATCAGAAAACGAGTCATTTCGTTTACATCACTTTCGTAAAGTTTGAGATTATCTTCTTGCTTCCAAAAGTTTATCTTTTTAAGACGCTCTCCGTGAATAGAAGTAAAAGCACCATTCCCATCTCTAACATATGCGTATCTACGGTACTTGCTTGTAAAATAACCTTTTTGGTCATCCCAACAATGGATGATACCATTTTCTTTTTCATAGTATACATTTTGATACATTAAGCGCTTAATTGTTTATGTAGTTCTTGAATCATTTTATCTTCGTTCAAAGATAGTTCCATTGCTCGTTGGAGTGACATCTTGTCTTGTTCTTTTCTGAATATATCATCATCCAACATTTTATCTAAATACCCAAAGAATTCTTTCTTGGTTTTAAAGAACATTCCATTTGGGTCAATCTCGCGATAACAATTGGATTCTTGCCAAATCATTGGAGTTCCGTTCATCATACAATCAGTACCACTTACTGACCATCCGTAATTGGTTTGTCTCATTTGGACTCCAACTTTACAATTTTGAAGTTGTTTGTAGTATTCGTTCTTTGCTAACTTTGTATTATCAATCCAACCAAATGGGACTTTACCACTTAATTGTGGAATCCACACAGTGAAATCTTGTCGTTGAGTGTGATACTCTTCCATCAGTTCAATAAACTTTGGATATCCTTTATATGCTGCTGGTCGGTGGTTAAATACAATGATATTTTCTTTTGATTCTTTAATACTATCAACAATTTTATCTTGAGGTACTCCCAAGTTCCATACCTTTAAAATATCATCCAACTTTTGAGCAAACTCTTCGTTGAGTATTTCCTTTGCTTCAGCTAATACGCGATTCTTTTGGTCTTGAGTATTCAGATAACAAGTATCCATTTGTGATACTCCCAACAATTCAATGGGTAACCACAACCACTTTGCTTTACCCTCACGATTGTCAGGACCATTGCAAGATTTCATTTCCCACCAATGAGAATATCCTACGATTTTAGTATCCATTGATTTTTTGTATCTACCAACTTGTGGCCAATCTGGTAAATGTGAGTAGATTACATCGTAGTCAATGTCCTTCAGAACCTTTATAAGGTCACTTGATGGAAATGCTCTCTGATTCATCATATCACCAGGAATGTGAATCTCAACTTGTTTTACATTTGGTAGGTTCAACTTTTTAGTAACACTACCCTTTGGAACTAATACATTCCAATAGTATTCACCATACTTTTCTAACGCTTTGATGTGATTGTGGATTACATCAATGAAAGAATCTTTTTCAATATTAGATGAATTTGTTATGTTCGGGATTACCAATACCTTTCTGGCATTTTTGTAATCTACTGATTCCCAAAAACTCATTAGTCAAGTTGAGTTAATTGGGCTACCAAAGAATCACCATTCATATAAACATCACCATACACAACCACCATATCATCTTTGTGATTTTGATACACATTTTTGATAGGTAATGTATGACCCGCTTGTCCGGCCGATTTCCAATCTTCCGCTGTAAGGTATGTGAAAATCAACAAAAACCGTTGAATACTTTCATCATAAGACATCAAAATGTATTGACCTTCTCTGATTCCTTGACCACCTTTCCAAGAAGTAGATGGCCCATTAAAATTTGTAACTTTAATTTCAACCTTATCATCAATATCAATATGGTAGATATCTGGGTCGGTTGGGTGACCGCTATTGTGTCGTACCATATGTCCTTCACTTCGTAGAACTTCAGCTCCGATACCCTCCATATTATGCGAGATAATACCGGCAATAGCACCTTTTGGGAATCCTTTAAATGGGAAGTAGTCCTCACCATTTACTTTCACACTCTGATTTAAAAGGTTCTGCATCACATTGTAAACACGACTCATAGTAATTTTAAAAAACTCCGATGTGTAGATTCCAGACCAATCACGATTTGGATTATTTGATGTTACTATCTTTGTTTTGTTTTTACCAGTAGCTTCATCGTGAGCAGCTTGAATACTCATTTCAGTAGAATCAATTAAATCCAACAAATGTGGTGCTGATTTTTTAATTTCCATCAACTTATCCATAGTTCCACGAGTAGTGCCAAGTTGTTTTAAATGAGCTTCTTCTTCTTTACGAGTGCGAGCTTGGCCATATTGGGTAAAATACGCGTTATTCATCTGAATAAACTCATTCAACTTTACCGATGGTGTCATTTTTCGGTAAATGTTTGTACTACCTATTTGAACAAGAGTATCATATGGGGTTTCATCCATATTTGGGTACTCAGCATCGGTATATGCTACCCAAACATCACAATTAGCAATGATACCGGCGGCTCTGCGGGTGTTACCAGCATCAACCAACCCATCGGGCCAAATCAAAATTGGTTGTGTGTTTGGGACTTTACCTTTAGAGATTCGCTCCGTGTAAGAATCGGCAATATCTTGTCTAACACGATTCTCTTCCTCTTTGTTAGTATAAAGAGTGGAGTTTAATGGATTTTCGGTTAGAAGAGATGGGTTAACCATCATCTTCCCCTTTTTCTTTTTAATTTGTAGCATACTTTTCCTTTTAGTTATTACTTAGCGAGGCGCTCCGACCTCATTTCTTATACTAATATACAAAACAATTTGGTAACTGCCAAATTATTTTTAAAATTTTTGGTCAAAGTCTACCAAAAACTAACCATATTTTCCGGCTCGTAAGTTTCATATCGTTCTGCCTTTGGCAAGATATCGCTGATATCCTTGGGTGGGGTTTCACAAGGATGTTTGAGTGAGTTCATCAGTTTCTTCTTCTCCCCTTTGTTGGTTGGTAGAATCTGAATGTATCGTAGTTTGGACATTTCCTTTCTACGCCAGAACTCTTTATACCCATCCTTACCAATTTCAGTTTTCAAATGCTCAAGATTATGCGAACCCCACTTTGAAAATACAGTTCGTGAGTGTATATAAGTCCCATCTTCACCTTCTAATGAAATACCATAGTTCGGCATCAGTTGGATTTTGTTGGTGTCTTGGAATAACCAATTTGTAGCACGATAGATACCACCCAAATGACCTTGGAACGGGTCTGAATAGGATAATAACATTTTGATGTTGGGAGCGTGTTCTCTCATCCACTTAAATGTTTGCCCCAACGCGTATGATTCAATATTTGACCCATACCCATCGTGGATGAACAATCGTGTTAGCTCCAAACATTGGTCGTTACCCAATCCATCAATAATAGAGGTCACAGCCGACCTACCAACGGGAAATCCATACACAGCAACTCCAATCAATTGCTCATCATTTCCAAGAATGTCCTTTTTATCGGTTTTATAGAAGATACCCAATGCGTATCTACACATAGTCCAAGCGTGGGAATAATGATAGGTCACAATCATATCCTTTGCAATGGCTTTGTTGATTTCACGAATGGTAACCCGTGAAGTGTCTACATATGTCTTATTGTCCTCTTTCAATTGGGTCTAATTTGTAGATTTCTTCTATGAACTCCTCGTTTTCCGTTGGATATGGTAATGATGGATATTTTAGGTTCTTCAATATACGACTTTTTTTTGAATTATCCAAAATATAAACATACCGATGTTTGCGAAGTTCCTTTTTTATCCAAAATGGAGCGGCGGTCATCTCTTGGATTTTTTTTGGATTATTGGTTCCAAACTTTACATATGATGTTCGTGAATGTGTCCACTCACCACCCTCTTCCCACTTGAATAACCACGAGTCGTTAGGTCTGATTCTATTCCCTTGATAAATCCAATTGGTAGACATATAAACCGTCCCCTTATGACCTACCTTGGGGTCAGAGTATGAAATCAACCCTCTAATGTGTGGGGCGTTTTCCCTTAACCACTTAAAGGTCTGACTAACAAACCAACTCTCTACATTACACCCATAGCCATCAAAAACAAATAGTCGTGTAAGTTCAAGGACTTCAGTTCGGTCAAGTAGTGGCGAAATAGATTGGCCGGAATGTCTACCGATGGGGTCTCCATAAGTAGCAACTCCGACCAACTCTTCGTTGACTCCACTAAAAAATTGGTGTTCCGTTTCCGACTTGTAAAAAAGCCCTAAAGCATAAGATACTTTTGTCCAAATACCACTATAATGGTTGTTTACAATAATGTCCTTTGCAACTGATTTTGCAATGGGTCTTACTGAAAATTTGGATGGGTCAAAATATATCTTACCTTCTACTTTCATTGGTAGTCATTGAATTCACCAAAAAGAATATGGGTCCAAGTCTCTCCTTTAACAATCTTACGAATGTTAGCAGGCGATACACCATTGTTTCGTGCAAGAACACGAATGTTTCGGTGTCCAATAGCCCACAACTTACGAATAGATTTTACTTGGTCTTCCGTTAGTTTATGTTGTGGGTGTGATTCTCCTCGTAACGACATTCTAAATGTTATCATTCATACATCATTTGCCCGTTGGAAACTCCAGACGGTAGAACATCCCACAAATTAATTGCAATTGCGTATCTGGTTCCACGAGTCACTTGAGTAACTTTATGTGGATACTTTCCAGCAGGAAAAATAATCAACCTATTTGGAACGGCAGCAATTCGTTCTGGCTCTTCACCTTCTTTTGAAAATACTTCAAGGTATCCACCATCAATATCGTGTTCCCACGGATAGAAAACCGTACCCATAATAGGGACTCGTAACTCACCAGTCTCTTTGAACCAAAACTCATCTTTATCAAAGTGCATATTTAGATTGTCAGTATTACCATCACCAACTTCGGATGCTGAATACGTTCCAATCCAATACTCAAACCCATACAATTCATAGATGTGGTCCGGTGGACAATTATCTCTCCAAATATACTCAATCAATTGTTTTTTGATAGTATCCGCTGGAGAACTCCACCAACCATCCCACCAATGATATCCTTTTGTATCAAAAAAAGTTTTGTCGTTTCTAATCTTGTTTAGAAACTCTTGGTCTTTAATAAAATTATCAATAATAATCATAAATTTACCTCTTTCAAAGATTGTTCAATAACCCTTACGATTCGGTAGGGGTCAGCGTTTGATGCCGGTCTTCTATCTTCCAAGTAACCAATCCACTCTTTAGCAGTTGCTTGTGGAACTCGGATAGAAGAACCTCTATCCGAAACTCCCCAACTGAACTTATCAATTGATTGAGTTTCGTGTCTACCGGTCAATCTCATTTCGTTTGATGAACCATAGTTTGCAATGTGCTTGATATGGTTTCTTTCAAATGCTGAAAAGATATTATCAAATAGTTCTTTACCACCTGCTTCTCTCATTTCTTTGGTTGAGAAGTTAGTATGTAGACCTGAACCATTCCAATCACCAACCATTGGTTTTGGATGAAACTCTACTTTAAAATCATAGTCTTCGGAAATTCTATGTAGAAAGTATCTTGCAATCCACAATTGGTCGCAAGCATCCTTATTACCCTTACCCATAACTTGGAACTCCCATTGCCCCAACATCACTTCAGCGTTGATACCGGTAATATCTAATCCTGCAGCTAAACACACAACCAAGTGTTCTTCAACTACATTTCTTGCAGATACCAATCCACCACCAACTCCACAATAGTATTGTCCTTGTGGTGCAGGGTATCCATCTTTGGGGAATCCGACCGGTCTACCATCTTCTACAAAAGTGTATTCTTGCTCAAACCCATACCAATTATTTGGATGGTCTTCCAAGTGTGCTCTCATATTTGATGGGTGTGGTGTTCCATCTGGATTCAGAACTTCACACAATACAATCCAACCATTGGTTCGTTGTGGGTCTATCACCAACTTTACAGGTTTTAGAAGACAATCCGAAAAGTGTCCTTCCGCCTGTTGGGTTGATGAACCATCAAATCCCCATTCAGGCAAATCTTCTAATTTCAACCCACCAGCACCATCTACAATCTTTGTTTTAGAGCGGAGGTTTGGTTCTGGCTTATAACCATCTAACCAAACATATTCTACTTTATGTTTCATTTTTATATCTCTATCCATCACAACTTAAACAATCAGGGTCGGTAGCTTTTATAGCGATATCACCACGAAGAACCGACTCCGTTCTCATATAATACAAGGTTTTAATTCCCTGCTTCCAAGCTTCCATATGGACTTGGTTAATCCACTTTGGAGTTGCTTGAGATGGAAACGCCAGATTTAGAGAAACCGATTGGTCCACATATTGTTGGCGAATTCCAGCTTGTTTTACCAAATCTAATTGGTTAATTTCTTTGAATGTTTTGAATACATCCTTTACCCAATCAATTTCTTTATTTTGAAAATTAGATTCGGTCATATCTGAACGATTGGTTAACTTACCATTGAGGTATCCCCAATTGTCTAATTCAGCAATATCTTGAACTGAACCACCATCTTGTAAAATTTTATCCCAAGTATCTTTATTGTTGATACCAATTTTACGGAATACCTTTTCCAATTCAGGGTTTCTACGAATAAAAGTTCCTTTAGCGGTTTGTTCCGTAAATACATTTGCAGCCCAAGGTTCAATACCAGCAGATACATTACCACTCAATTTTGAGTTTGATACAGTCGGAGCGATAGCCATCAAGTGAGTATTTCTCATACCTGTACCAACACACCATAGTGGTTCACCATATTCCTCAGCCATATCTCTACTTGCTCTTTCAGCTTCAATACGAATGCCAGAAAAAATTCTACGAGTTTCAAACTGACCTTGTAGACCTTCAAATGGTAGACCTCGTTGTTGTAAGTAAGTATGCCATCCAAGAACTCCAAGTCCTAAAGCACGACCCTTTTCAGCAGAACGGATAGAATTTTCAAATCCTCTCATATTCTTGGCTCTCTGAATGAATTCTTCCAATACACCATCCAAAAACCAAATTGCGGTGTAGATAAGGTCGGTGTCTTTCCACTCATCGTATTTAGCCAAATTGACCGATGATAAACAACATACAAAAGAATGTGATTCATCCGTGTGAAGTGTAATCTCCGAACAAATGTTAGTCATAAAGACTTTCAACCCATTTTGTTTGTATGCTTCAGGGTTGTTCTTGTTTACATTACCCTTAAACATAATATAAGGTTCGCCCGTAGCTTTTCTCTTTTGAAGAACCTTACCCCACTTGCGTCTTGCTTCAGCGTCACCCTCTTCAAGTTTTCTCATAAACTTATCACCGATGATTACCGCTTGGTGTAGGTTCAAAGATTGGCGGTTTACATCACCCTTTGGTTCACGAATTTCAATCCACTCATCAAAATCACCGTGTTCAATGTTTAGGTTGATTGAAGCAGCTCCCCTACGAACTGACCCTTGGCTTGTAGCGAGAATCGTTGAGTCGTAGATTTTACAAAATGGAACTACACCATCAGATGTTCCGTTTCCGGTGATTTTACTACCAGCCGCTCTAATCTGATTTACGCCAATACCAACACCACCACCGTGTTTGGCGAGTAGCATCATTTCAAGGTTTTTCGTACCAATTTCTTGGATTGAATCACCGACATCAATACCAAAACAAGATATCGGAAGACCCCTATCGGTGCCAGTATTAGAAAGTACAGGAGTAGCAAGGTTAAGCCAGCCACGCCAAATATAATCAAAAAACTTGCTAGCAAGATGAGGTTTACCCAACCTGCGTGCAACAGCGGTTGATACCCTCCAATATGCGTCTTTTGGGGTTTCTCCTGCGAGTAAGTATCCCTTTGAGATTGTTTTAACATAAATTTCAGTATTACCCCAAATTGGGAAATCTACACCAAGTTCCCACCCTAGCTCTTCACCATAATTCTTAGCCATTAGTTTTCCTCTTTTACAAAAATTCCGTTTTGAGTTTTACCTTTTCGGTCTTTGATTTCATTCCACGCAGCTTCTAAACACTCGGATGGTTCGTATCCTAATTGTTTAGACAGAATAATCAAAGTGACAAAAGTATCACCCAATCCATCTTTAATTTCTTCATCTTTACTTTTTAGGATTGCTCCCATCGTTTCTCCTAACTCCTCTACAACCTTCATAGATTGTTTTGGAGCATTTTCTTGGGATAGGATTCCCTTATCATCAGCCCATTGGGTGATGTTTTCAATTAGTTCATCAAATGTTTTCATATAATTTATTTAGAATATATCATCCCAATTTTCACCCTCGTTAGCCTTGGAGTAATCGGTTGGTCGGAGTGCAAAGAAGTCGGTATGAGTCAAACCACCTGTTAAGTGATAGAACCACTCTAATTCATCAGCAGATTCCTTTTCGTAGTTGAAGTGAGGTTCGTATCCCAACTCCACTAATTTTTCATTAGCACGCTTACGGATGAAGTTTTTTAAATCTTTTGAGTTAAGATTTTCAAGGTCACCCATTTCAAACATTTTGTCAATAAAGTTTTCTTCCAACTTTACAATTAGCTCAGCTGCTTCAATAACTGAATCTCTAACATCACCCTTCAGACCAGGAAACTCATCACACATATGTCTGAAAAGTTGGCATCCCATTTTTGAGTGTAGTGATTCATCACGAACCGACCACTTCATTTGTTGACCAATACCCTTCAAAAGATTTCTCATTTGGAATGAGTAAAGAACCGCAAATGATGAGTAAAGTGATACACCTTCTGCAAAAGCGGAGAAGATTGCAAGTGAACGAGCAACATCCTCTCGTGCGTCTTTGTTCCACTTTAAATCTTCGTGGTTGTACTCTGCTTTGGTCTGAATCAACAATTCAAACTTTTCAGCAGTAGCGGGCTCGTGTAGGAACGCTTCAAAGTCTTCAAGACCAAGAGTTTCGTTTAAATATGAGTAAGCCGTAGCGTGAATAGTTTCTTGTGAACCAAACATCATAGCCATTTGTTTGATTTCGTGCTTTGGAAACCAATTGGTTACCATTGTAGTCCAATAATCAGAGACAGCACATTCAGTTTGAGCGAATCCTAAAAGAATGTTTCCTACCAAGTTTTTTTCGGAAACTGACATATTTTCATTCCAATCTTTCACATCCCCTTGCATTGGGATTTCGGTGTGTAGCCAGAATGCTTGAGCTTGTTTCAGCCAACCTTCGGTATAGTAAACAGGATACTCAAAGGGTTTGTATGGGATTCGTTCATCAAATAGTGACATGCGATTTCTCCGTTAAATTGTTAGACATATTTTGGTGTGGGTGAATATACATAGTAGTTAAAAATCTATTTCACCCTTCATTTCTTTATATTTTTGAGCAAGTTCTTTTCTTACTAAACTCTCCCCACCTTTCATCTCTTTTTTGGTTTGTTGACCAGAAATGGAATCTTCATTATAGATGGAAATTTCGCCCGTAGAGAAGTTAGCTTTTGATGGGAAAGTCATACCATCAGGACCAAAACGATTCTTAATAACGTGCCATCTTCCTGTCCCAGCAAGTTTGTCTTCAATCTTACGAGAAAGGGATACTACAAAGTCAGCAGTCATCATTTTGGAGAATGAACCTGCAATTTTTGTGCCTGTAATAATGTCATCTTCTGCTCCACTACGATTGATTTGAGATGCTGTATAGATAGGGACTTCATACTCACCAGCCATACCCCTCAAGTCTTCAAAAATAGTCTCTAATTCTTCGTGTCGTTCCTTATTTGATGGTCCACGAAGTAGGTCAGCGTAGTCCACTATTACAACATCAGGTTTTTTACCTTGTAAAATCATCTTATCCATATGGGCTTTCAATGAAGTCACGCTGGCGGTTTTGGTTGGGTAATGTTTTACAATCAGGTCTCCTTTTACACTCGTAACTGATTTTTTAACATCTTCCATATTGTATTTCAGATTTGCAACTGCAATCTTACTCAAAACAGCATCGTATCGTTGTCCTACATACCCTTCATTTAATTCAAGGGTGTAGTGAGCCACAGTCTTACCTAATTTCATCGCCGCCACGCCGATGTTAACTAAAGACCACGACTTACCGATGCCAGGAGGGGCGGCAAATAAAACCAACTCACCTTTTCCAAAACCACCTTGCGTAATTTCATCAATAACCTGCCATCCTGTTGATACTACATTTCTGATAGAATCTTCGTATCGTTCAGTAATCATAGTTTTGTATTCGTGACCTAAATCAGAATCTTGACCTGCTTTCATAGCATCATCAACTTTCTTTTTAATCACATCATACTTACCTTGTTCTAATAACTCTACGGAATCAAGGATAGCGTTCTTAATACATTGATTTTTACAAAAGTCAAGAGTTTGTTCTTTAACATAGTCCAAGTCATCACTTTCAAGGTGATTCCACGCAAATTTAAGTGTGTCTACAACAGTTGTTTTTAGAACATCCCTATCTATGGTATTGATTCGGACTTTCAACACATCCAGCGTTGGTAGTTTTTCGTATTCTTCAACATAAGACATAACCTCACGAACCAGCCACTCCGATGATTCTGAATCAAAGTATTCTGGTTTTAGGATGTCAAATACTTGGCGAGAAAAACTCCTATCACCTAACAGCGCCGATATAATTTTATTTTGGAACGAGGTTCCGTATTTACTTCCGAATTTTTCCATAGACACTAATATACGACTTTATTTTGAATTATCCAAATCTTAAACCAAACGAAGTGGTGATTTATAAACATAACCTTCTGCATATTTTTCAATGTGTTTTGGAAATGGATATATTACATTACGCTTGTAGATTCCATCAACCAATTGATAGTGGCTGAGGTCTTCAATCTGACCATCTCTTACAAAATAGTTTGATAATTCGTAGTTTTCGTGTATTTCGTTTAGTTGACCTGTTTTTGAGAATTCATCAATTCGCCATAATTTTTCTTGATATTGTAAATCCACATACAAATGTAAATCAAACGCTATACCAACAATACCCTCAAAACACTTTTTAATTAGTTCTGGTTTGTATTCACCTATTAAAGCAAAGTCAACATCCCAGCTCATCCAATCTTCTAAAATACCACCCATAGTGTATAACTCAAAGTTATATACTTCCGATACTTCAGATTTTATCCTTGATATTAGAGTTTTAAATAATGGGTGTTCTACACCACCAATTGAAAACCAATTAGTAGCGGAGAATGGTCCGTATTGTATTGACCCATACCAAACTCGTGTATCAAAATCATTTACCATTTAAATGCTTCTTAATGAGGGTATCTAAATTTAGAAAAGAATTTCTTAACCAAGAATCAACATCAGCAAAAGCGGTATATAATTTATCACCCATAAACATTTTCTTAAACTCAATCATATCCAATTGATTGGTCCCATTATCCATAATGGCTCTAACATTAGATTTTATAGATGATGCAATTTCAGGGTCTCGTAGCTGCATAAGGTCAAAGTTCATTCGTATAACATCTATGTTATCCATCAATTTTTTTGATAACTTTTCATCTACATTAGAACATTCGTTTATAAACTCATCTAACTCTAATTCACCATTATTTAAGAATGACATTTTAGACTCTATGGTTTTATCACCAACACCTTTAACACCTTTGATATTATCAGAAGCGTCTCCGGTTAGAACACGATAAAATACAAGATTTTGTGGTATTACACCATATTCTTGTCTAACCAATGACTCATCATACATTTTCTTTTTATTAGAAGACCATACTTTAATTCGTGGATTTACCAATTGAAGAAAATCCTTATCGGATGATACAATTACTACTTCTTTTTGGAAATAATGATTTGCAAGATATGCAATGATATCATCCGCTTCAACGTGGTCAATGTATGTTAATGATACCGGTAATACTTGTAGGTATTCAATCAGTCGTGAGAACTGATATCGCATTGATTGTTGTTGGTCTTCCAAGTCTTCATAACCAGCCAATCGGTTGATTTTGGTAAGACCAGTACGACCCTCTTTATAACCACTATATTTTGATTTTCTACGCTGGGAACCACCCTTACCATCAAATACAACAACTACACGAGTTGGTTTAAGAGTTCGGATGGAGGCTGCGGTGGATAACAAGAAACCTGTTATACCACCACAGTGTTCACCATCGTCATTTAACGCAGGAACTGCCCCAAAGACACGAATAAACTGATTCAGCCCATCTACAATAAGCACTCTATCATTTAGGTGTTCATCTTTGACCTCTAAATGTTCTTTCTTAACTTCTTTAAGGAGTTCTGCGTATTTACTAATCATCAAAATCGGTTACTTCAATATTATCAATGTTTGATTCAGCACTTGACTCTTTGTAAGACATAATGTAAGTATCACAAATTTTCTGATAGATTGACTCTTTCAGTTCTGGTCGTGACTCCATCATTTCTTCAAAGTTCTTGGCTTGGAACTTAATTTCTTCGCCAGTTTCAGTATCTACATAGGTATACCAAGCGCCTGTCTGATTTACAAGTTTGTAGGTCTTCATCATTTCCAACCACGAACCATAATTGTCAATACCACTATCAAAGTAGATATCGTAATCAATAGAACGGAGAGGTGGACCCATACGATTTTTAATCACTTGAGCACGAGTCTTAATACCTACTACTTGGTCTACACCACCAACCTTTGCTTTCAACTGACCCATTTGTTTGAGTCGGATACGACACGATGAGTGGAATGCGATTGCCTTACCACCACTTGTTGTCCAAGGGTCACCAAAAGATACACCCAAACGAGTACGAAGTTGGTTTGTAAAGATTAGAGAGATTCGTTCACGACCAATCAAGTTCGTGACCTTTCTCATCGCTTTAGAAATAATAATAGCTTTTTGAGTTGCGTATCCAGCTTGGTCGTAGTCAGCAGAAATTTCAACTTTTGTAGAAGCCCCGGCAACGGAGTCAACTACAATAGTTACCAATTTCTTCTTTTCACCATCGGCGGCACGGACTGATTCAATGATAGAATCAATTGCTTCAAAGATGTCTTCCACGGTTTCCAATGGAACATACAACATCTTTTTGATGTCAACTCCAATCGCCTCAAGAAACTCTTGGTTCAGTGCGTTCTCGGTGTCAATATAAACACCAAGTCCACCCTTCTTTTGAGTATCTGCAATAGCGTGAGCTGCGAGTAGTGATTTACCACTTCCTTCCAAGCCCGTAATCTCGGTAATGCGACCCACCGGCAAACCGCCGTGGGGGCGGTTTGCAATGGCGAGGTCTAACATCGGTGAGCCAGTTGAAACCCACTCATCCAAATCGGTAGGGGTTTGTTCTGACCCATCCAAGAAGAAAGCCACCTTGTGGGCGGACTTAAACTTCTTGTTGAGATTAGCAGCTAGAATTGAAGATAGTTCATCACGAGATGATTCTACTTTTTTAGCCATAAATTAGTCGTTGAAAAGGTCATCAAACGCTTCTTTAACATTAGAAGCTTTAGAGGTTGTTTGAGCCGGAGTTGATGGTTGTGAAACATCAGCAGTTTCAGCTTGACCATCTTCTACTTTACCAGTTTCCAACCATTGTTGGAGCATAGACTCCATTTCATCGTAAGATACACGCTTGAACATAGTTGACAAATCAATTTGGTCTTTTGCCAATTCCAAGATGTTCTTATCTTCCGAAATAGGGGTTGTGTTTGGTTTAACACGGATTGAAGTTTCAGGGTAAGACTTACCAACTTCAGCTGCGGTTTTGAAATCTACCGTAACATCACGACCATTCACAGGGTCGGTCAAATCACCATAGTCAGGGTCAGCGAAGAAACCAAGAAGTTCTTGGTAAACTTGCTTACCAAATCCCCAAAACTTAACACCTTCAGACTCTTCACCACGAACCAATACCGGAACATAAGTTCGCATCTTGGGGGTGAGTTGTTTTGCAAGGTTCCAATCCTCACGATTGCCAGTTGCCTTCAACTTTTCAGCAAACTCTACAATAGGGTCAGCCTCACCAAACGACATCGGAGAGATGACATTCTTACCACCCAAATCAAAGTGGAAGTAAAGTTCAATAAAAGGGTTGTTGGGGTTGTGGATGTACGGAAGGATTCGTACTTGTTGTTTGCCGGGAGTCGGCTTCCAAAGGTTGTCCGTTTTTTGGACTTTTGTCTGAAGAGAATTCAGACGGTTGCGGATTGCGTTTAAATCAATAGCCATAATTGTACCATTTTTTAATTGTTAAACATTAACTTGTCACTAATATACAACATTTGGCTGACAATTCCAAATGTATTCCAATATTTTTTATTTTTTATTTTACATCTACGATGCGAAACAAACTTGTTTTCAAAACCTTGTATGAATCACCATTGGTGAGTATCACACTGTTTCTATAAATATCCCAATCAACTTGAAAAGACTTATCTACCACACCTTTGTTTAGGTCTGAAATTAGTCTATTTAACGCATTGATGGTATACATTGTATTTGACTCTTTTTTTCGGTGAACCATTATAGTATTTGGAAGGAATGAGTTTTCATTTGCTGGAATGATGTTGTAACTAATTACTAATTCTTTTGATGGTTCTAATTTTAGGATAAAGATTTTTCTGCTGAATAACTCATAGGTTTTCAGAATAGTGTCTACAATATTTTCAAATGATTCTTCGTTTGTGAAGGTACATAACAATTGGGTTCTCACTCATCTCTCCGTAATTATTTTGTTCTATGTCTAAATAGTATCTTGGGCGAACCCTTATCTTCAGTTTTCATATCTACTTGTAAAAATGACTCATCTTTACCACCCATATTAATTACAAGTTTAACACCATCAAACTTTACTCCAAATGGTGGAGTTGGATTACAATAGTGGTCAGGCGACTTCATTTCAACAGCGCCAGTTTTTTTGTTGATTACTTGGGTGTGAACATTTTTACCACATCCGTGAACATCTTTCCACATATCAGTCAATTTTTGTTGACCTTCTTTGGTTTTAGACAATTCTTCCATTTTAGAAGAAAACTCACCAAGGTATGCTTGCTTTAAATTTTTCTTTTGGTCAGCTTTTTCTTGGTCAGACATAGAATCGTTCCAAGCATATTTCTTTCTTAACTCACCAACTTTTGCATCAAGGTCTTTACCAATATCACCCAAATAAGTAGCACCTGCGTTATTAACACCAGAATTCTTCATTGTGATATTTTTGGGGTCAGTATAGGTTTTTGCAGAAACTTTCATAATTTGGTCGTTTCCATCTTTATCTTTATACTGAATAATCAAATCCGTTGGGTCAACTTTAGGGTCAATACCTAATTGAGCCAATGCGTTTTTACCAACACCACCGACTTGTTGAGCGCCTGTAATTTGTGAGCCCTCCGGTAAAGATGATTTCATTACCTCGGCTGCCTTTTTATTGATTGCGTCAAACTTGGCTTCATCACCACCCAATTCTTTCAATGTGTTTTGAGTAGATTGATATGCCTTTTTATTTTCATCTGAAGGGAATAGATATGCAACCACCCCAGCTTCATTGTGTTTACCACTCATATCAGCCAACGCTCGGTCTTTTGCACCACCCCTCATAGGAACATCAATACCCTCTTCTTGGATAATTTTGTTCATTTCTTCACTAACCGAAGTTCCACTTGCACCTGTTAGGTGTTTGTATGGTAGGGCTGAGTTTGGTGATAGATAGATTTTCTTACCACCAGCGTGACCTTCAATCAAGTTATTGTCAGCTAATTCACGAACCGCTTGAACTCGTTCTTCACGAGTTTTTGCATTTACAAATTGGTCCCAATTTTGTTTTAGAACTTCAGCTCTTTGTAAAGTATTATCATCTTGACCAGCCAATAGTTCATCAATTTTAGCTAATTTAGCTTGTTCCGATTTTGCGGTAGCTGATGAGAATGGTTTTACTTCACCTTCTGGCTTATCTTGCTTTTCTTTTTCGGCCTTTTCAATTTCACCCTTACTTGGTGTAACGTGAGTTTCGGGATTTGGTTTTTTAACCGTGTAGACATTACCCGATTTTTTATTCTTTACCCAACTATCCTCATCAAGGTCTTTTTCTTTTTTCTTTAACTCATCTTTTTCGGCTTGAGTTAACATATCGTATTGGTCAAGTTCCTTTTCAGTAGGGTCTTCTTCTTTTTTAGGTGGGATTGGACTTCCACCCTCTAAAATAGCCAATACTAACTCTTTGGCTCTCTTCTCATCAAACTCTTCTAATAGAACTGAATACAATCCTGCAACAGACCTTTCGCTTAAAGGATTGTTGTAAAGTTCGTATCCGACTTCATTCCACCATTTTTTGGAAATACGTTCAATGAGTTTCTTCATAAGTATAAATATCAAATATGTGTTGTAACCATTTCTTTATAGTTGTCACCCACTTCAACACCAACAGGAA